GACTGGGTGAACCATCCCAAGGTTTGCTATCAATCCATTCAGCCACTGGGTTGTATTCATCAGCTAACACCTTCAGATAATCTCTAACTCTGGTATAAGGTACTCCCATCTTGATACAGCGATCCTCGACTTCAACCAGACTGGCTTCATCCTTCATATCAGCAATAAAATTCATGTTTGGAACATCTATCTCCATCTTCTTCTTAATGACATTGTAATTCACCTCGATAGAGTGCGTTTTCATCACTCCTAAGACGTTTTCTTTAATGTTAAGCATCCTACCCTTGTCCGACTTGGTAAAGTTGTATTCGGTGGGCGTGTCGATTATTTTTAGCGTGGGTAACTCGTTGCCAGCGTGGTCATTATAATCGCCCTTGGTTTCTGGCATGTGTACTTCAGCCATCCCTTTGTTTTTGATGATCCACTGCTTGGCTTTAATCGCTTCCTTTTCTCCAGTCTTACTGTCATCGTTATCTGCGATAAAAACATGCTTCCTGTCTTTCAGTTTCTCGAAAACAGCCTTAGTTACTTTCTCAAGGTTATAAGCATCAAAAGCAATGAACACTGGCATTGACATGTCTTGATGCACACTAGCTCCTGTTGCATAACCTTCGGCATAGTAAATTGTGTCACTACTTTTCAATACTTCCTGTCCTAATATGAAAAAGCTACCGCTTTTTCTGGAACCAGTAAGGAAGAGCTTTTTGCCTTCGTTGTTTATGTATTGTAGACCTACGATGGATAGGTTGGTGTCGTAAAGCGGGATCATTAAGTTGCCTTTTTTATCCTCTCTCAAGCCATAAGACAAAACGCCTTTCTTTTCCAAATAGGGATGTTTTTCACAAGGAGTGGCTTGCTCCCATAGAGTCTGCGCCTTTTTAGCCGCCTTGCCGTACTTCTCGGCTTTCTTAATCTCGGCTTCTTTTTGTAAGCGCACAATTTCTTCTTTGTGTGCCTTGGTCATACGATAACTTTTCTTATTTTCAGGCAACCAAGTCGCTGTCGGCTGGTCCGTAGAGATTCTATAATCTCCGACTCTCCCAAAAGGCACGCTCTGATTTAACCAGAGTTGATACCAGCCAGACAGCTTCCTGTCACCACCTAAGTTGATGAAAGCACGACCAATACTTCCATCAGTTACCAACCCATGTTTCTTATCTGGCTCCATACCATGTTCAGCCATAAAGCTGAGAAACTGGGTTTGATAATCTGTAAAATTTTGTGTGAGTGGTCTATCGAAGTTTTTGGTTGGTCGTTTTATTTTTAATGCCATTTATTTGCTCTTTGGGGTTGCGTTCTTTATTAAAGTATGTAAAATACTACACTAATTTAGACATTTATCAACCTAATGGAGAACAATAATGGGATTAAATTTAAAAGCAGAAGGCAATGACTTCGAACAACTTAGTGCTGGTGAGCATCTAGGAGTATGTTATCGGATCGTTGACCTCGGCACCAGAGAAGAGCAATATAAAGAAAACCCGCCCAAGAAAAGAACATTAATTCATGTGACATGGGAAACACAGGAAGAGCTAATGGAAGATGGCAGACCATTTGCAACTGGTCGCTCTTACACCGCATCTCTTAATGAAAACGCAACATTCTATAAAGACTTAGTAACTTGGCGTGGTAAACCTTTCAGTGAAGAAGAATTAAAAGGATTTGATGTCAGTAAAATGCTTGGCGTACCAGCCAACATTCATATTGAACATAATGACGATGGCAAACCTCGTATAAAAAATATATTCAAACCAGATAACTTCAAAAGGACTGAAACAATTAATGCAGCGTTTGTTTTTGACTTGGATATATATTGCAATGAGTTTAACGGCAATAGCAGTGATGAAACAAAAGCGATGTGCGATATTTTTGCCGAATTACCAGAATGGCAAAGAAACCTGATCGAAGACAGTTATGAATATTTAGCTGCTAATGATGGCACAACACCAGTTGAAGAAGATGTTGTTGATCCAGACTTTGATGATGATATTCCATTTTAATTGCGGAGCAGTGGGTTTTAATCATCATCACCTTTTCCCACTGCTCTTGCCATGAGAAAACCAATGAAAAATGGTCTGGAAGAGTTAGATAATATGAGTAAAGAAGATAGAAAGAAAACACTCAAAGATGTGATGCAGTCAGTTTCAAACAAAGAAGACTTAATTAATTCACCACCACACTATCGGCAAGCGCCAATGGAATCAATAGAATACATTAAGCAACAGCTTGGTGACGACTATCATGCTTATTTGCTCGGCACAGTTTACAAATATTTACATCGCCACAAGTATAAAATTAACAAAGTAACAGGCAAGCCAGACCGATACAACGACCTCAAAAAAACTCAGTGGTATTTAAATCGTCTGTTGGAAGTGGTTGGTGAAGAAGAGACTGACATTTATTGTGATGAGCCATTCTAATGTCAACAGGAGAAGAAAATGGAATTTAAAGAAGGCGTTTATGAGGGATTACCTTTTGAAGAATATAACGAGATAGAGGCACTGAGAGCCTCGGACCTAAAAGATGTTGATAGGTGTGCTTATTCATGGAAACACAAAAAAGGATTTAAGCAGTCACCAGCTCTACTTGAAGGTCGAGTGCAACACACTTGTTTTTTAGAGCATGAGAACTTCGATCAAGAATTTATTATTGAACCACAAATTAATAAGAGAACCAAAGCTGGCAAAGAAGAATACGCAGCGTTTTTAGAAGAAGTCGGCAACTTAACACCAATTACCAGCAAGATGTATGAAGATTGCATGGAGAGAAGGGAAACACTCAAAGACTTTATTCCTGATGAGAATGACAAAGTAGAGCTCACCCTATGCTACATGTATCATGGTCATCCATTCAAATCCAGACTGGATTGGTACGATGGAGAATATGTCTGGGATTTAAAAACGTGTCGTGATGCTTCACCAAGGGGATTTAGAAGCGCTGTTAATCTGTTTAGGTATCATATGCAAGCATCTCTTTATGTTGATGCCTGTAGAGCGCTTGGAATGACAGCCAAAGGATTTTTCTTCTTGGCTCAAGAAAAGTTACACCCTTATCCTCATGGCGTTTACACCTTATCAGCAGAAGCATTGAAGTACGGACAAGCCAAGAATGAACAGGCGCTACACACTTTATTGGTTGCTCAAGAGAACGATACTTACAACCCTTATAATGTTAAAGGAATACAAACCATTGAGTTAGGCGACTTATGGTGAAGCATTTTCATAAAGGTAATCTACCCTAGATCTATCATAAAGCCAGAACACCAATAAGTAACGATCTCCACGATCCACCGCTAAACCACGATGTAGGTTGGTAAAGCTCGGAAATATTAGAGCGTGTCCTGTGGGTATCGGATTAACGACACCATAATTATGAAACTCGGTGCCACCGCCTTTGTATTTGCCAGTGTTGAGGGGCACCACAACTGTCATATCTGCACTTTCATCGTGATGCCAAGCGCCTTGTTTTTTATCAATCAGATTGTAGTTGGCAATTTGCACACTAGAAACCGAAGAACATTGTCGCTGCCACAAAGCCATAAAGATTGGATTGAGAACAGTTTGCACCACAAACCACATGTTTCTATAAATCTCTGGGCAGGTTTCTTTTAAAACTATCTCTGGTATTTGTCTGAGCTCATCTTCGTGCTCATTGGGCTCAAATGAAAAATGTTTATTCATATAACCAATCTCGTTCAACATCATTTTGCAGAACTTTCTTCTGAACAACGGAATACGATAAATGTCTGGGTGTATTTTTTTGATGTGTTTATGCACTGGAGTTTTTTCCATTTTGTGCAAGCCCTTCGTGGCTGTAAACTTAGTGATTAAGGGCACAGTCTCTTGGACCGCTTTGTAAGTGCTATGGGTAATACCCCAATGCGATTGCATGGATAGCAAATAGTTTTTTAAACGATAATCTGTCACACGATAAATATACCATGTGACAGATCAGATTGTTAGTCAGTCTTCCAGTCTTACTTATTTTCGAAGTGTTCTATGATTATATCATTACAGGCATCAACTAACTTATTAGCCAATTCTTCATCTATAGAAAGAGAATTCACAACATGAGCCCTTCTTCCATGGAGGCGAAAAGCATGTTCACCTTCTCCATTCTTCAAAGCCTTTAGTATGTAAAACTGATATTCTTTTCCAAAAAAGTCTTCATGCTTTGCTGTTTTACTAGTCATCACGCACCTCCGGTGGTTTTATTATTAAAACTGTCAAGCCAATCGAGGGTTTTTGCAACCTCATTTAGCAACCCTTCGTTCTCTGCATAGCCACCTAAGTGCTCTACTGCTTTCACGACATTTGGATTTTTGTTTGGCTCATGTATCTTTATGGAAACCAATTTGTCTCCTTTATTGATTGTTACTATTGATTTATCATTCATCACTCACCTCCAATGTTGATTAAGTTTGGATTACTAAAGTCTGGAGCTTCGCCATTATAGGTTGCAATTCTTGTTATAAAACCTTTGGTCTTGCAAACCTTTTCAGCTTCATTTATTTCTTTAACATCAAAAGATGTTAGAGCTATGTTCTCCATGTAATCAGCATCACCATTTTTTCTAATGTATAAAATATATTCCATTACGCACCTCCTCAAGTGTCAATGTGTCCAGCTTTTCGAGCATCACTTGCATACTCAGCCAGAGTTTTAGTTGGATCGAAATACATGTCTCGCTCAATCCCTAAGCCCATCGGCAAAGTAATTGACTCAAGTTCATGCAGGCTCACATAACCAAGTTCGGGATGACCCATCCCAAGATCACACAATCCAAAGAGATTTCCAGTCTCTTCATCGTATTCACTGATAAGCCAAGTCGCTGCACCCATCGGGTTGAACAACTTTAAGTACGGCATATCAACATTTGCATCGCCAATATTTTTTGATAGTTTGGCAGCTATCTCTTTAGTGATTAGTTTCATCACTCACCCCCTTCGCTATCTTTTCTAATAATTTTTTAATGTGCTCTGGCACTTCTGGTGGTTCTGGATCTCCAGCCCAGCCTTCTGGCTCCCAGACAGCCTCTTCCCAATTAGTCGGCATAATAAGATCAATAACATTTCTTGTGTCTCTCCCCTCATGCACCGCTTCATCCAAGAGCTCACCAATCAAATCAAAAGGAATAGTGGTTTCAATCACAGCCAGACCGCCATACCAAGTAGTTGATTCTATTTCCTTCATGTGGTTCCACACCTCATTAGGATCAGAAGAAGCTCGCCCAGCCCAATCACCAGTTTCCGTATTAATAATTAAATAAACATTCATTTCTTTCATCACCCACCCCCTTCGTTATGGATTCTTCTTATTTCCTTGAAGAAATTTCCTAAGATTTCATTTCTGACATCTTTGTTTTCTCGACAAGCCTTATACCAATCATTCACGCTTATGTCATACATTTCACTTAATGTTTTTATATAGTGGTCAAAGCCAACAAAGTGCCATGCAATCACAACATGCTTTTTTGAGTAATTATCTGTAGTTAAAATGTCGCTATAGTCAGTCATCCGATCACCCCCAGAGTTATAAGAGCGAACCAAACGATTCCGATTGGAGCTCCAACGAAAATGTTAAAGTTAAGAATTGGGCAGTGCAGGTCTAGTATGTCGTTAATAAAAGCCATAATTTTTTCACCTTTGTTTTTGTTATTAATTATCATCACATCTATAATATACACTTTTTTATAAAGAAGTACAACTATTTATACACCTATTTATACATTTATTTACAAATATATTTACTCAAATAATTGTTTGTAAATAAGTGCAATTTTGTATATACTTCTCTAAACCAAAAATAATCTGGGAGAGAAAAATGACATCAGTTGATACTGAGATGACGAGTGTTAAATATCCAAAGGGTCGCAAGAGCCTAGCGGTAGATGTAGATACCTATAACATGCTGCAAGACATTTGTGTTGCTGAGAGAAGATCTAAGATAGATCAGCTCAAAGTGCTCATTGAAACAGCGCATGGTGGGTTGATAGAACAACAAGAGACAAATTAATGTTTGGCAAAGCCTTTAAAAAGAAGCAGGAAGCTGTTTCTTACCAGATAGAACACCCTAAAGAAATACTGGATTTGTTTAGCCGACTAACGCTACACCATCAAGTTGCATTGCTTCGTTTAATCTCAAGGAACATAATTCTCGACATCGGTAAGCATGTTGTGATGGGTTATGAAATGAATTTTGAAGTCGATGGCGCTTTCATTAAAGCCAGTGCAGACGAAGACCTATACGAGACTTCCGATACCGCCTAGCTGTCGCATAGCTATCTCTCGATCCTTTTCTTCTGGAAGGATAGTAGCTGACGCTAACTGCATTGGGTTGAGATCTGGCTCAAACGCTGGTGTTGCTATGTCTGGCATTTGAAAGTCTTGTATTTGACCTCTTAAATCCTCTGTTACAGGTGTGCCCATGTAAGGTCTGTTTTTTTCTTCTGTTACCTCTTCAACACCCTCAACTATTGTCCTAGCTCCAGTTTGTTTTATTCCGTATTCTGCCTTGTTAAAAACATTATAGATCTCATCTATTGTTTTTGTTGCATCTGGGTCAATTAAAAGATCAGCCATTTTTTTCATGTATGCTTCTTTCTGTTGTATAGCTACTCCTCTTGTTAAGTCATCGCCAACTTGTCCAGACAAAATGCGACCGGGAAATCTTGCTATTGAAAGACCTAAATTTAAGGCTTTTGTGCTCATGCTTTTAGCTTCTTTTGTTATAACCTCTTCCATCGCCCCAAAAGGCTGTGTTGAAGAATAACCTCTTGGAACCTTATTAAAAGCTAAACCCATAAAGTCCATCATCTTTGACCAATTTGCAAACTCTTCTGGTTCCAGCACCTCTTCCATCATGTTCATAACATTTGATTTAGACATAAACTTTTGAAAAGCTGGCATGCCACCTTCAAGAGAAGCGTTACTAAACTTGTCTAGGTTTTGCAGTATAAACTCTTTCTTAACATCTGCCCAAGCGTCTGGATCAGCAGTCCTAAGAAGTCTTTTAGCATTTCTCAAAGATTTAGTAGAAACATTTGGATCAAACAAATTTTTCATTGCTGTTGCAGTTTGTTTATCGGTCATCAACTTTGATAGTCTCCCGATAGCGCTTTTTTCTATTTGTAACATTGCTGGCTTGTTTGGGTCCCAAACTCTTCTGGCTAATCTATAAAGTGGCTCCGCTTCATCCATGATCGAAGTTAAGTCCTCCATAACTCCCAACATATTGCCAAAGTCATCTGTACCTTTTTTCTTCATTTTCGTTAAAAGTTCTTGCATGCCACTGGTTCTTCTCTGATCTAAAGATGATAAGTCGTCAATTAAATTTCCATCTGCATCAAAAAACATTTTTTTAAGTTTTGTGAAATTCTTAATGGTTGCCTCTGAAGGAGAAATGGTATTTAAAAGCTCCCCAGTTTCTTTATCAAAAATTTTGCCATCTAATATGTTGTCAATTTGTTTAACAACTGATTGGACATTATCTACCTTGATTCCGTCTGGTACATTTTTAATATAATCGTATAGTCTCCTTGCCCTTGTCTTTCTTCTCTTAACAAGCTCATCAATTGTAAACTGACTGGCTTTTTGTATCCTTGTGTTTATGTCTCCAATTGTTTTTCCAGAACCAATGTTGTCTGCAAAAAGCTCAACCGCTTCCCTAACCTGTAAAGCTCTGCTTCCATAAAATTGTCTAATATTTGTTACTTGTGGTTGTGCAGATAGAAAATATTGAATGCCAACTCCTTTGTTTACTATTTCACCAGCCTCTGCTGCGGTTAAATCAATTCCCATTTTCCCAGCCTCTTGTATAATTGTGCTTGCGTCTTCTCTAAGCTCAACCAAGTATCTTAAAGAATCTTCTCTGCCTAAAAACTTGTTGACTATCTTTCGTGTTGGACCCATTCCAAAAGGAATTGCAGAAAAAGAGCTAGATATACCGAGATCACGAATTGCTGTTGAAACCTCCTCTGGTGGCAAATTATAAAACTGGTCGATTAATGCAGCTCTTCCTGTTCTGGCTACGCCACCTATTACGAGATTCCCACCAATACCACCAACAGCAGTGGCTCCCAAAATTGTAGCGCCAGCAACCCAAGGATTTTTTGGACCTCTGGCTGCAAGCTCTAATCCTTTTTGAAAACCTTTTTGTGCGCCAACAATACCGCCAGCGACATCCGCAACAAAAGTGCTGGCTGGAACAAGATTTGGAACAATCTTATCCCCAAAAACGCCATAACCAGCTAAATCTGGAAACTCTTTTTGCCAATCTCCAGTGCTATCATCCCAATAAAGAAGATCTCCTTGGTCATTAACTTTGTATTTAAAAGGAGCATTTGGATTATCTGGGAACCTTTCAGAAGCCAAATAGTCAATCATGGCATCTTGGTTCATAAACAAATTTGACCTTGTTTTACGCAACATGTAATTATCGCTGGCTTGATTAATTTTCTGTTGCTTTAAAACTGTGTTTTTAAAGGTCTCTTGGTCATCGACAATTCCCATAGTTATAAACTCGCTATTTGTCTATTAATATCCGCTAATAATTGGTTGGCACTTTCTAATTCATCATCGTCATATTCTTTATTATTTATCTTGCTAATTATATTATCTCTCTGCGCCTCTAATTCTGATCTTGTGCTATTAATAACAGTAGGCGCATTAGAGCTTGGTGGTGGTCCGTCTTTACCGCTTTCATACCATTGTTTAACTTTTTTATAGTTTTCTATATCCGCCCTTTCAAGTAAAGATTGTTTTTCATCTTTACTAAACAATGCGTTGTCTTTTTTCCATTTTATTGCAAACAAGTCTAAATCATCTTTTACTTGTTTAGCGGTGCGCTTTACTCCAGATTCTTCAGCAAAGTCTTCTATTCTTCTTTTTTCCACCATATATGCTTCAGCAAACTCTTCCTGTCTATTTGCTATTCTGTCCATATAGCCCAACATTTCAAGATAACCAGCATAAGTTCTGCCCATTGTTGGCGCTGCTTGTAAAAACATTTCCATCTCTCTGTTTGAAATAGCACCTTTGGTTAAAGCCACAGTTGCCATTGCAAAACCAACTCCCAACTGATTTCCCAAGTCTTCTTTGGCAAGCCTGTCCATATTAACAACTCCCAAGTCCAAACCAGCCATAAAGTTTCTTATAGGGTTTGTTAGTTGGGGAACCAAACCAAACCTTTCTGGATAGAGCCCATTTTCTGTTAGTTTACTAGCATTGTCTCTAGCTTGCGTTATTGTATCTCTAGTTGATGAGGCTGCCAGCGATTCTTCCAAAATTTTGTCTTGAAATGCTCTCTGTGATTTATCAGCTTCCTTGTCTCCAGTAGTCTCTGTCGTCTGGTCTATGTTTACAACACTGCTAGGATCTTTTTTAATTACCCAACCAGAACCAGTCAACGCATCTATTACGCCCCTATTTGTCGAGTTATCTCTCTTGCTAACAAAAGATGGAGAACCAATCGTTTCTTCTCTGCCCAACAATCTATTTGTTTCTTCGGTAACAACGCCCTCAAGGTATAAATGCTCTTTAGGATCGTTTGCATCTTTAATTCTTTGTAATGCTATTTGATTTAAAAAATCTTCAGCCTTTTGTTCATCTTGCATAGCTAATTGAGCAGCTTGCAATCCCATTTGTTGCATAGATTTCCGATTCTCTGCTTCAGCAGCTCTCATTCTTTCAGAAGCTCTTGTAAAACCAACACCCAGTCCTGTGTAAGCCGAAGCACCACCAGTGTTTGGTGTGGATAATAAACCAGCACCTAACTCACTAGCCAGATCAAAAAAACTCATCTTAGGCGCTTGATACATATAAGGAGACAGTCGCTCTTGATACTTCTCTACATTGGTATCAAAATCACCGCCCATCGCAGTTATTTGCGCCTTTCTTTGTTCTTGTTCAAGTTTAGCTCGTTGAGCCAACATTTCTTGAAGATAAGCAAACTGCTCGTCTGGAGATATTCGATCATCTGCATCCTCTGTCAAACTTCTTTCTTCTGGTATCGGTGGACCCATAATCTGTATTTCTGGTCTTCTGCCTTGAACAGTAATCTCGTCTATCACGCTATTATCAACAGCAGTTGGGTCTCTGTAAATGTCTATAGCCATTAGATGTTATAAGGCGTTTGGTTTTGATTGTTACCTTGGTTAAAGAAATTGCCCAGAGCTCCCAGTGTGCTTAAACCAACACCCAAGCCAGCTTGTAATGCACTGGGCTGTGGAGCGTAGGTTGTTGTTGTTTGTTGTTGTCCGCTTGGCACTGTCTGAACAAAAGGCAACAGCGATTGGTATTGAGCCAATGGCGCTTGTTGTGCTTGTAGAGCGTTTGCTCTTTGAGCTTCTAGTTGTTGTTGTGCTAATTGTTGTTGCATTCCGCCAGTGCCTAGCAATTGGTTTGCACCAAATGCTCCAGCTTGTTGCGCTTGTCCACCAAGGTTCTGTAAATTAGAACCCAAGCCCATTTGTGCTTGAGCTCTTTGTTGTCCTATTTGGGCTTCAAGACCGCCTAAATTGCTAAGAGCACCAGCTTGTGTTTGTTGTGCACCAAATCGAGTGCCAGCCAATGAGCTTAATCCAGACGCTAAACCGCTTTGCGCTCCCAATTGTTGACCAGCTAGACCAGTCAATGTACCAGTTAGGTTTTGTCCAGCACCCAGTCTTGATCCAGCCATACCAGCTAAACCAGATGAGGCAGCTCTTCTAGCTGCTTGTTGTCTAGCAAATTCGCCCATTCCCATCTGCTGTGCTTGTGAGAAGCCACCAGATCTAATATTAGCTAATGACTGACCTAGACCCCTACCTAGTGCTTCTCTTCGTTCTGAAGCGCCTAAACGAGCTCTTGATCCAAATGCTGACTCTCCGCCTGTCTGAATATCTCTAGCTCGTTGTGCCATATCTTGTTTGTCACCAGCTTTCATAACATCTTCGATGGTTTGCTGAACGACACGATCTTCATACGGATCATAAAATTGTTGTGCCATTGATGGATCGTAAGCACCAGTGGTTTGTCTTAATAAGTCTTCTGATTCACCCAAACGAGTGCCATAACCAGCAACATCACCCATAGCCCTGCCACCCAAAGCGCCCAATTGCGTTCCAAAAGCGCTAGTAGCGCCTCTTTGTATGGATTCTATATCACCTAATTGACCTTGTAGTGAGCCAACACCACCCTGAATAGCACCTAGAGATTGTAGCTCTCTCATTCTAGCTTGATCTAATCCAGAACCAAGCTCTCCTATAGATGCACGATAAGCTGATTCAGCATCACTCAAATAAGGTTGTTGTATGCCAGCTTGTTCTCTGGTCATTTGCATGGCTCTTAACTGGTCTTCTGACAGCCCAGCTACTTCTTGTGGAATAACTCTAGGTCTGCCTTGTTCGTCATAGAAAGTTCTTTCGGCTGCTCTAAAAGCACCGGGTATGAAACCGCCTTGACCATCTAAACCAAACAACAGCTCTCTGGTTAATGGGTCAACGCCTGTTTCAATACGATTTATACCACTAACATAAGGATCTTGTGTCTCAGGCATTAGCTCTGCTCCCAAATTCATCCATCAAACCATACATTAATTGCGTTCCACGCTCTCTGTCTTCGCCAAGACTGGGCACTAAATTAATAATGCCACCTTGATTCTTCTGCATCACATAACTTCCAGCACCTCTAACACCTCTGCCTGTCATCACAAACTCACCATCTGACAACATCGCTGGTATCTCATCACTGGTTTCAGTACCTATTCCATTAATGTGCCCATTCATTGGTTGAAAGTCTTGCATGGCAACAGCGCCACCATTAGCAAATCCTCTAGCATTAGGCATTGAAAGATAAGGACCATAACCTGAACCTAAAATTGGCGGCACTGATCTTTTTGCCATTTGAGCCATGCCACCCATATTCATGCCACGAACCTTCCTGCGAGGTCTTCTTCTTATCTTTTCAGTAATACTGGACAATCCACCAACAGGTCTTTCAGGAATATTAGGCATAGGAAACATTACTGAAGGAATAGGCATAGTTTCCAATTGTTGTATTATTTCAGGCGGAAGCATCGGTATTACTTGTTGTACTACTTCTGGAGGCAACGAAGGCATTACTTGTTTTATTTGTTCAGTAGGCAATGAAGGTATTACTTGTTGTACTACTTCTGGAGGCAACGAAGGCATTACTTGTTTTATTTGTTCAGTAGGCAACGAAGGCATTACTTGTTTTATTTGTTCAGTAGGCAACGAAGGTATTACTTGTTTTATTTGTTCAGTAGGCAACGAAGGTATTACTTGTTTTACTTTTTCTACTACCGCAGGAGCCATAGGCATAGTCATAGGTTTGTCGCTTAGTCCCATTGGTGGGGGCTGTCCTACATTCGGATCAAAAGAGGGTGGTGGTGTACCAATTCTAGGTGGTCTAACTTCACGAATTGGTTCAGGAGTGCCTTGCGCTGGCATCACTGCGTTATATAAGGATAAAACGTCTGGTGGAGATCCTTTATTACCCCTTTCAGGTTTATCGCTTGGTCCTAAAGGTATTGAAGGCATTGGTGTACCAATTCTAGGTGGTCTAACTGATCTTCCTAATGGAACGCTGGGAGAAGCAGAAGGCAAAGGAGAAACATAAGGAGTGCCATCAGGGTTTAAACCCATAGGTGTCGGCTCTGGTGCGGGAACTATTGGTGATTCATAGGGATTTAGACCCATAGGATATGGTGGCGGTGTACCAACAGGCTCTGGAATCCGAATATTGCCTTGGTTAAGCAGCTTTCTGCCAACGCTCATAGGTCTATCACTCGGTCCCAAAGGTAATGAAGGTAACGGTCTGCCAATTCTGGGCGGTGGTTGTCCTAAATTTGGATCAAATGGTGGTGGTGGTGTACCAATTCTAGGTTTGTCAATGTCCATTGGTCTTCTAGGTGGTATAGGGAAAGGCTTACCACTTGGTCCAACAGTAGGCGTGTCTGGTGGTATTATAGGTGTGTCAGGGCGTGTCGGTTTCCATCCTTGAGGTTTATACCAAAATGGATCTATCCAATAAGGAGTAGATGAAAAACGCATTGGGTCTTTGCTCCATGCTTCTTGGTCTATTCTTAGCTTTTCTAATTGTTCTGGTGAGGGTCCACCTTGTCCCATATAAGGGTCTTGAGGTGTTGTTGGCGGAGCTGGTTGTGTTGGAGTGGGCATAGGTCCTTGTTCTAATGGGTGAACAAATGGTCTTGAATCTACTGGTATAGGCTGTGGTGACTGTGGATCAGGAGTAAACGGAATAGGTCTATCGCTTGGTCCTAAAGGAACGCTGGGAGAAGCAGCCAATGGTGATGAAGGCGGTGGAGTTGGCGTTTCAATATTTTCACGCATTGCATCTTTCGCTGCAAGATAGTTTTCTGGAATTTCAAAATTTATAGGTGCTGGTGGTAACGGCATCATAGATGGTACCGCAACTGGTCTTAGCACCTGCATTGGAACACCTCTTACTTCACCGCCATAAGCAGCGTTTATTGGAAGGATAGTAGCTGATTCATCAAGCGGTTTTCCACCACTTAGCTCTGGAATTGTGCCTCTTGGCAACAAACCAAACTCAACTGGGTTCGGGGCTTCTTGCCCCATTCTTCTAGCTATCTCAGCTTCTATATTAAATCTTCCTGTTGGACCCATCGCTGTCATTGGTGTGATCGGCACTCCTTTCATGTTCTTAGTGTCTTCGTAAGCCAGTTTGCCTAAACTAGCAGCTAAAGCTCCAATTCCAGCCATGCCTAGCGCATTACCCAAGCCGCCACCGCCACCGCCAAGTAAACCGCCACCGCCAAGCAAGCCACCACCGCCAAGTAGACCACCAGCTCCTGCTACGCCACCACCAGCAGTAGCAGCACCAGCACCACCAGCAATTTGTTGTATTATATTTCCAGTGTTAGGGTCTATCGAATATCCAGCTTGTTTGACCATATCTGCCCCATAAACATTACCAGCTTGATCGGCATAACCAGTAATCTGTCCAGACGCATTTGTTACTGGCTCTAATCCAGCAGCCATACCTTCGGCTCCAAATAAATTTCCTTGTAATCCGCCAGTTAGTCGCTGTATGCCAGAACCAGATCGTGACAACAACTCACTTGGATCAGTTGCCCCAAAAGGCAATCCGACCTCACCTGTAATTTTATTAATATATTCCCCAGTATTTGGCTCTAGGATATAATCATCTGGATTTGCTGATTTAAACACGCCTTTAACATTTGACATCAAGCTATCACCGCCAAACATACTGGTTCCGCTTTTATTAAATAGGTCAGCTATACCACCCTGTCCAGCAACACCAGTGTTTGCCCATGCACCAGAAAAGCCACCGCCAGTTTTAAAAGCATCAAAACTTTCTCCAAAGCTAGGTCCAGTTCTTAAAGGACCAGCCACTGATAGTAATGCCAGTGGGCTTGCATCGCCTTTTGCGACATCATAAACAGTTAGGGCTTTATCAGCCATTGCTGCTACTGGTTGCCAAGGACCGGGTATAAATTGAGCTATTTTAGCGACTGGTCGTACTATCTTTTTGGCAAACTTGGCTATTTTTTTGAAGAAACCAAACTCTGGAAGCCCTGTGTGTGGGTTTAACTTAACCCCACTATCCAGTGCGCCAATCCCTTGTATGACACGACTTTCTGGCATGATGTCGTATTGGTCAAATTTTCTTTCAAGATACGACTCAAACTCTGGGTCATCTTCAAGCAATGCTGGCGGAATGATAACATCACCGGGTTCTAAATGAGCTAATACAGTATCCGAACCAGTGCCCATATGTTGTATCTCCATAGCTTGTTCTGCTAATGGAGCTTGTGCTTGTTGAGCCATTGCTTCAAATGATCCTATAGCCTGTGATTGCTCTTCTGGAGTTAGAGCACCTTGCTCTGCTTCAATCTCCATCAACAAACGCTGTTTGTCTTCGTCAGTCATTTGACCCACGCCCTGTCCAGCGCTGGCTGGCAGTGGCATTGGTACTGCGTCTGGCTTGTTCCTAGGGTCATAAGGTCCAGATATAAATTCTGGAGGAGGACCAGAAGGATCATAAGGCAAGTTTTGTACTGGATTTCTTGGTCTGTCGCCAATCAGCGCATCTATTCTTTGTTGTAATTGTTCGCTTATTGCCATATTAACTCGTTGTTACAGTTACGCTCCCTATACTAAATGTAGCACCCAATCCTACTGGATAGGTTTGATGGCTATACAAATCCCTTAAAGAATTACCATCAAATGCTTGGTGAATCGCTCTAGTAGTATTAAATATTATAGCACCAGTTGCAAATTGTAATGTATCTATTTCATCATCGTTGTAGCTGGGCACTTGGTCTGGGTCAATTGCACTCAAGTTAATTTCTAAGATACGGACCAGCCTATTATAGAGCTCTGCTGTGACTGTACCAGTTTCAGCTAATGGTAAACGAGTGGGTAAAAGTTTGCTCATCTCTTGCCAGAAGGCTGAACATCAAGTCGAGTGCTCCCTAGTCGCCACTTATAATCCTTGCGATCAGCAGTTGAATCATCGTCATCAGACTCAAAACGAAGCACAAACTGCCGACCTCTAGCTCTCACATAGCTTTGATTGGTAGTCGATGTTATCTGGTTTGTAGAGGATGTAGACAGGCTTTCCCCATTAAAATTCCTGTTTTTCAACACGATATTAACAGCTCCATTCGGAGATGTGCCTACTGCGTTGACAAATTTAATGTCTGGAATGATTCTTTTAATAAAGGCAAACTGCTCACCATCGCCAAAATCTAGGTCTGCTGACTCGATATAAACATTATCCATTGGATCAGTGTCGTTGTTATAACCGTTTTCATGTTCATATAGATAATAAGCACTAGACGACACGCCAGTTGCTTGTGGTTTGTTTTGTATACCACTATCAACCCAAGCATGACGAACCAGAGACCCTATTGACCAAAGGTTTTCTTCGTAATTATACATTGCGTAACGAGATATTTCTTTGGTGCCATCTTCTATAGAAGGATAGAAAAACCATACTTCAGAGAACTCGGAGTTAAGAGCTACATGGCATTTGTGTGATTGTGACTGATCTAGGTCCAAAAACACATACTCTTGCACAGAGCATGGAATCTTCTGAACAGCACCATTATAAAAGTAAAAGCCTTGCTTGCTCATATAGAAAACTCCACTTGGAGCATTAACACAGGCTTTAGGACCTATCAAACCAGCGCCTTGATTAATTAAATTGATAGCAAAAGTCAATGGTGGTCCTATAAAATTCATTGAATACAGAGAAGTATCGGTCCAAATCAACACTTCTTGTCTCGCCTTTAATCCGCCAATAATAAGAGATCCACTAGATAGCCTAAGAGAACCAGCCGAATTGGTTGTTTTGGGTTCAAACTCCAATGAGTCTTCTTGATCTGAAAACGCTATAAACATAGGGTCAATAACGCCAGTTCTATCGTTGTTGGAATCTAACGGATCAGCGCCCAAGATAATTAAATGCCTGTCTGTTTCAGATGTAATGACCTGTAAGCCAAGGGTTGGCACTTTGTTAGCACCAGAGATGCCACTCAAAGCCACTGCTCTTGTTGTTAAACCATTGTTTTCAACCCATTTATAGATCCCGCCAGCTCTGGGATTGATGATTAAATCTTCACCAAAGTTATCGTTAGTCCACAGCCTTAATTGGTTGGCATCGTTAAAAGATCCAGATGAGCCGAAGGTTCCAGAACCCCACGCATCAACACCCCAACCAGTGCCTTGCACATAATCATCTAGTCCGACATTAATCTGATAAGCGCCAACAACGCTGCCCCCGCCATTACCGCTATCACTACCATTAGCTGTAACTGTATCTCCGTCAGTGTCTTTAGCTTCAACAGTATAAACACTGGTACTGGTGATAGTGGCAATTTGATATTCCTGATTAAGAACAGTTGCAGTAATTAAACCGCCTAGAGTAGCGGCACCACTAAAAGTAACAAAATCGTTTTTAACTGCTCCATGACTTGTATCAGTAACAGTAATGGTAGCATCACCATTAGACGCTGAAAAAGTTACATCACCAGCAGATGTGGTAGCTCTTATTGGCGTAACATCGTTGTAAGTGCCACCAGCTTCAATATAATATTTTAGAGTAGTGCCTATCCCAGTAAAGCGAGTCCCAGCTAAAGACACCCACTGGTGTAGAGCTCTTGCTATACCTAAGAAAGCAGTAGTCGAATATTTAACCCAACCACCAATCTTCTCAGCTCTATTTTTTCTAAATCTAATGTAATTAGCATCAACCCAGCCACCTTCGTTGCTGTAGTCGGTTTCTTCTTTATTGATACCAGCTTTGAAATTAAATTTTGCTAAAGGCATAAGTAAACTCCTTGATAAAAGTTTACCACAAAATTATTACACTAAGCTAAACGAATAATAGCGCCTGTGGCTGTAGGGCTTGGGAATACAACCGTAAAGTCTCCAGCAGTGGATGTTTTGTCTCCACCAAAATCAATGGCACATAAGGCTTTATTGCTATTGGTTGAGTTATATAGCAAACAACCTCTAGCAGTAACAGTGGCTGTGCCAAATGTTAAGTCAGCAAAATCACAAACAGCAGTTGTTCCACTGGTAGCTGGGGTCACATTTGTCAATGCGGAACCGCCAGCGCTATAATTAGTACCACTTACTTCTTGTGAAGTTGAATACGCAGTAGTCGCAGCACCCATTGTTGCTGAACTTGTGTATAACGCTAATTTAATAGAGTCAGCTCCATTGGTTAGATTGTGACCCTCAACAAGAATCTCTTGTTTAAAACTTGTTGCTATTGCAGATGTAATTGCCATTTTAAAGCTCCTTAATAATCTTAGCCATGTCGCTGTGACCTTGGCTATTTAATAATCCTACAATAGTTACTCTATCAGATTCTATGGCACTTTTCATACCATTTAATATTATGACATAAATATGCTTTTTAAACTGTAAAGCCTGTTCTCTTATATGAGGTGGTGCTTCGGCTGAAATATCGCAAATTTTATTGGTTATCATCTCAGCCCAAAACTCTGGGTCATGCCCTTTGTTTTGCGTTGTATGAACGCTGACTTGACCTAGTTGTATAAAGCTGTCTGTCATTATCCTTTATATGGCTCTGGTGGAACAATCTCTTCTTGCAAAGTTAAATTGTATTCTGAAAGTGTAGACTCTATATCTTCATAAGGTGCAATAATCCACTTCTCTTCATGTGGTACTGCTACTAATGGTTTTGCTAACCTATGATAACCATACAATCGTTCAGTTGCTGGCACACAAGAATCGAGCACTGTTGAGCGTGGTGAAACACCCACAGTAATACCATTCTCCATCAGCTTGCATAACCAAAACTCGACACAAGCTCTACCAGCTTCAGCAAAATGTAAATCACTTGAATAGGAAAAGTCTATGCCAAACAAGTCAATCGCTGCTACTTTATTGTATAGAGCAAAAGCAATAGCGTAAGCAACTGTGTTGTTAAAGTAAGCACACTTAGCAGAGTTAGCAACTTCAACCAACGGATACAGCACTGCATTAGGCACTCTTTTGTCTAGCTCACAGGTGTATATTGGTATCTTTAACTTAGGCAGAATCTTTTTCATTACCTTAGTTTGTTTACCAGCGTCATTGGTATCGAAAAAACGACTTGCTGGGTCCATCATAAACAAACGATCTAGGTTAAACACAGAAGCTGCTGAGTTAATGCCCCAGACTTCATCCCAGTCTTTGCTGTTTTCTTTTGAGATCACATAGTCTATTTGAGATAAACCTAGACCTATTAAGGCAATTCGCTTGCCTTTGAGCGACTTAATGGGCTTCATTACGAGATACCGAGTCTTAGACTATCGTATCTATATTCATCCCTAGTTTCTCTTCCTTCACTTAAATTCTTCATTCGAGCCACACTCTCCTTGAATCTTGCTTCAAAGTTGGCAATGATTTCTGGGGACTCTTTTAAAAAGATAGCTCCTTCTACTAAACTGCCATATAGCAACGCATCACTATAATCTGTTGAAAGAACTGTTGTTCCACTGTCACTACCACTTGTCAATGAAGCTGGTTTATATAAATAATGTAATTCACAAGTATAAGCTGAATCTGGAATTGGAGCAAGAGCGAAGGAACTTTGACTGAAAATAGAATAATATTTAGGCTGTCCTGTCACTGTCGTTGTTGGGCTATATTCTTTTAGAAAAGAAGCGTGTTTTAAATCTAAATAGGTGTAGGTGTTACTACTAATGATAGCCAAGCTCATTGGCGCTAAAAAATCTGTTGGACAAGCTAGAAAACGATTATCAGTAGCAGTTTGACCTTGAACATTCTTTCTTTGCTCTGGTAATTGCACCATTTTCAATATGCGGTCTTCGGATTCAGTGATAAAAGTAGGCAACTGCGTAGTAAAAGTGCTCTCGCTAGACTCTAAGTAGTCTCCAATTGCTGTTTTCAATGTTGAATATGTAAAACTCATGTTGTAGTAATGGTAACAGAGCCAATCTCACAATCAACTTCAAAAGTCGTTAGTTGAGCGCCTAGCTTTCCTAAACCTACATTGGTGTAAACTGTAAAAAAATTATTGTCGTCAGCAGTATCTGGTCTTGGGTTTTTTAATGCTTCTGCATCTGCTGTTGCTGGTCGAGGATTAAGCTGTGGATGTTTTGGACTCCATTGATCTGGACCAACAAGTAAGCCATTCCATGTCATCTTCATCTCATCTAACTTATAGCGGAATCCTGTGATGTCACAGATTCCCCAAGCCTTTTGACCTGACGCATAAGTAGCCATTAGGGTGTGTTATAACCTCTCAAGTCTGGGCTAACGCGAAAACTAGCTCTCTCCTCATCTTGAGTCATAGCCCTTAAAAATTCTTCTTCGTATAATTGTTTTAGCATTCCAGTTCTATCTGGAGCCTTTTTCAATGAGATATAATAGGCTAGACCAGCAGCTAAACATGGATAGAAACGATAAGGCATTTGCATGGTATTCGATCCGACATCAGCATCATCCATTCTGGTTAAAACATTCATATATATGGTATATGTGCTGGACTTATCTGGGGCTGGGAAAACAGTGATAGTAGGAGACAATTGCTTGTCCACCATAAACTGATTGGGCTTTCCTGTCGTGCTTTTGCTCGGATAAGATGAATATTCTGCCCTGCTGATTCTTGTCATAGGCAGATCAGTAATCACTGAATTAGTGGTTTCACGAATAAAAGCGTCTAATACATCAATTGGTGCTGTAGCATTCGTTGAATCTATATTGTAAACAGTAGTGTCTTCAACCATAGCGACAGTCTTTTGATTGACAGTCCATTGATTCAAACCACGATTGGACCACTCAGCTAGTAAAAGATTAAGGCTTCTTTGTGCGGTTTTGAGGTCGTATCCAGTTCTAAGCTCTATACCACAGCGTTCAAAGGCTTCTTCAATAAACTCACCAACATCGGGTTCAAAGTTCTTGCTACCAGAGGTTGCCATTTATTTTCTCCTTTTTGCTTTTTTACCTACCTTTTTAGCGTATGCTTTAGCTTTTTTCTTACCAGCCTTTGTATATGCAAACTTCTTTTTACCGACTATTGGCATAAAAAATTAACCATATTTTTTGACTAATTTGAGTACAATCATATAGGTATCGCCACTGCCATGCCCCAATGTTGTAAAATCAAGATCACCAGTAACACCGCTTCCAGCGTTATTGGGTATTGCTGTAAAGTCATCGTAATATTCATCGCCAGTCGAATCAGAAGGAAGGTTGATAGCTAACACATTAGCAGTTGCATCAAAATCAATTTTGACACTCATGCCAACAGTTGCCCACCACACTCTGGCTATATCAACTGAGCTACAAGTTACACCAGCAGAATTTGAGCTTAATGCCGAAACATCTACCTTTTTTACAGCAGCTTCACCAGTGCCATCGCTGACATTGGTGAATTTCATAACAGCTATTCTTTCGCCATCTTGTATTGTTTGCGAAGTTACCGCGTCAGCCATAAATTACTCCTTACTCAAAGATGATTCTATTAATGGCTTGGTAGTGAACATCCAATGCTTCTGCTGCTCCAGCACCAGCTTCTATTCCAATATAAGGAATAAAGTCAATATCATCAGTCATCGCTGCTGATTTTGTAGTGCCTTTAACTACTGCTGTACCACCAGTAGAGCCAGAAGTTGTAGTAATGTCATATTGTATGCCATTAACAAACATAGATAATTTTCTATCAGAATCAATTTTTATTCTTAAATGATAAGTTGTGTTTGCAGCTACAGTAATAGGTAAAGCACTAATATAATCAGTACCACCTATGCTATGCACAAAATGAAGCAGTGTAAAATCAGTGAATGCTTCTGAGTTAGTCGCGTCAGTCTGGAACTTAAAATACGCTTGGTCCGCATCTGTGGCGACCAATTGATCGTTGGTTAGCTTTAAACCAGCCCACCATTTTTGATTATCAATTGCATTCGTTGACACTGAGCACTCCCATTCTGTTTGGTTCTCAGAACCCCATAACACTCCTGTCCAAGCTGTAAAAGCTGTGTCCAAGTGTGGCGCAATGATTGCCTGATCTTGGTCTGCACCAGCAGTTGTAATAGTCAGCCCAGCTCTTGTCGTATCAAAAGTACATAGAGCAGTTGTCATATTGGTTCCTAGAACCTCAAAGTTTTTACTGGCAGCTCTTGCTACTTCAACAGTATATACTTGGTCAATGTCTGCATTGAGCGCTGGTCTTTTCTTAAAATATGATGATAGGTAGTAACGCCCAGTATTCTTGGTAGCATCGTTTAACTGTGATACATCGCTAATTTCACCAGTGCCTGAAGCCTTGCTAATGATGTCGAAACCATTTTCGGACCTAACTGGTCCACTAAATGTTGTGTTTGCCATAATTCTTTCTCCTGTGAAAAAATAAGTCTTATCGTCTCGGCTTGTCTGCTAGGTCAGTCGATAAAACAAAATATATTATCCTAGATAACATAAACTATAGCATAAAAAAGGAGCGTGTCGTTAAGAAATTAACTTAGGTCGAATCAACTTGGTTGTTTTGTAAACAACTTTGCCATCGCCCTCTTTAAAGACGATCTTTCTACCAAAGTCCCAAGTGCTATCTTCACATTTATTTTAAACAAAAAAAATTAGAGGCGTTACCTTCCGGTCAACTATTCGCGAGTATGCCCATGGTTTTCTCAACTCTTAACTCTGCTCCTTACTAACACCACAGACTCGGACAAGTTTATTACTATGCGTGTTTTCAGTGGCTCGATCTTTTCAGACTCCACGATTTCTCATCGCTTCGGAAACTAAGGGACTGATAAATTATCAGCTATGCCTTTACCTCTAACTTTTTTCTGCTTTTTAAAGAACTCAATTAGTATTATACATATTGTGCAAAAATGTGCAACTATTTATACTAATAAATTACATTTATTTTAGGAATAAAAAAAAAGGGCTCTTCGTAGAGCCCTTTTAATATAATACTGAGTGATAAAGTGTATTACGACTTCAAACTAAGCTCCCTGTGAACCATAGATTCCACGCCAGTTAGACCAGCCAAAGCTATATCGTTCTCTAGCTTTGTATCTGATATTACCAGTTGAAAAATCTGGTTCCATGTTGGTTTCCATACCTGTTCTTTGGAACATTTTAAGCCCTTCGCCTTGATCTGTTACAGATGTAAGCAAGAAGAACGCATCTGGATCAGTCAGATAATGATTGACAGTATAACCACCAGAAAGAACACCAGTGTTCTTAATAGCGTTAATGTCGTTGTCTGCTGTTCCAGATCTTAAAGGACTGTTCAATATTCTGTCAGCAATAAAGGTCAATTGTGGTGGAACCACAAGTTTTGAACTTTGTACTGATATTGTTAGTCCGCGATCATCTGTGAAGGTTGATATATCAATAAGTGCATCTTCTAATGAAGTTTCATTAAGATCTGCCATTGTTGTTGCTCTGTTAGCGGCAGAACCGCCACCAGCTAGTGGATGGGATGTGTTGATTAACGACACGCCATCACCGCCAGTATAACTAGAACTAAACGCATTATTGAGTACATTAGCGCCTTTCACTTCTTTGGTGTTACCCATAGAGCGAGCCAGTGCTTTTGTATATCGTTTGCCCAGCGAATCATATAAATTATCCTCTACCGCTTCCTCAGTTAAAGCAAAAGCTAACGCAATCGTATCATGCGTATATCTTGCTGTATAACTTTCAGTAGCGTTGTCGAAATCTACACTTCCGCCTTCAGTTTTTGTTGGAGCTGAACCAAACCCAATTATTAACACTTCTTCTTCAAAGGCTTTTTGCGAGTCTTCGATAGAAAAAATTTCGGAGTATTCTTGGTTATACTGATCGTATTCCATTCCGAAAAGGCTGTTTAAACCGGGTTCCAATTCTTTAGCTAATTGTGCTCTTGAAATTGCCATGATTAATTACCTATGCTAATCCAGCACCTTTCTGCCCCATTATGTGGTTTTGAATCACACAAAGAACATTGGTGTTGGCGGATGAAACATCCGAGTTATCAGGGTCCTGTGATATATCTAACGCTTTCAGAGGTAACGTAGCGGTGGTTGCACCAGTAGTTACATCTAATTCAACATTAGATTGTCCAGAGTAAGTGTCGCCAACAGGACTGTTTTCAACTATTTCGAAATTTCCAAACAAGTCAGCTACTGGAAAAGCAGCATCAGCTTGAACTTCAAAAACAACATTAGCATCGTCAATCACATTAGCAACAATATCCGAAGCAGAAATACTGCCGGGATAATAGTTTTTGAAGACTTGTTCGCCTGTAGTGGGATCGGTATAAGAAACACCATTAAACACACCTACGATTGGAACAGTCCCAGAGGCAGCATGTCTACCGAGTACACCAGCAGTTAGCTGAGTAACCAAGTCGCCTTGGTATATCGGTGTCGTTGCGCCACTTGCTATTCTATATCGGTTTTGACCGCCAGAATAGGGTGCTCCGCCCATCATACGAACAGGTCTACATCCAAAAGGGGCATCTTTATTTGCCATTAGATTAGTCTCCTGTTAAAGAGTTACTTTTTTCCAAAAGTAACTTGAGTTTCCCTCTTAGCATCATATTTCACATATCTACCATCTCTAGCTGAGTCATTAAACATAGTGTTGTCTAACGCTTCATTAGCTTTTCGAGTTGTATCCTCATAATGGGATCTTCTCTCTTCGATAGTTTCAAGTGGAATCTTCGCTAATACGAGTCCCTCGTTATGTACTACGCCAGCTAGTCTACCTTTTTCTTTAGTCGCAAATGCCCAGCCTTCAGGTAATTCGGAGCCTTGAACAAACTCCCAACCCTCACGCAATCTATAACTTATGTTATTAGCATCTTCTTGACCAAGATACGACTCCCTTATCCATCGGTATTCATAACCTTCAGGTGGTGGGGGTGTCTCTAGTTTTCTTACTGGTCGCCAAGGTTTTCTACGAGCTAATTTATCGTGTGTCTCGGATTCACGCGTGTTTCTGGCATTGTCTACATTTTTCATGTCATCCATTATGCTGTCTCCCTTTGAGAAATTCGTTGTTTTTCTTTAGCAACTCTTTTTAACCATTCGTCTTCCGACATATTATATGGTTTGAGTCCCCGAAGACGCTCTACTTCTGACTTTGAAAAAGTCACGCCATTCTTTTTACCTTGTGTTTTTTGCCGACTTCCTACGGAAGCAGATGTGACTCTTTGCACAGTGGGTCTACCATCTTTTGTTTTGGCTTTTTTATCGCTTCCCACATTTGGGTAAACATTAAAAATTCTTGTGTCCAACTCTTCATAATAATCGCTTGAATCTGGCTCATAGCCTTCGTTGATTAAATTAAAATGAGTAAAGTAAGCATACTGGCTGGCTTCTGCATTTCTTGGGTCATCTTGATCGCCATACCAAGGATTTTTCTCGGACCAGTCTAGCGCCTCTCTTGAAGGAGCTGGTTGTTGTGGCTGTTGTTGAGCCATTTGTGGTTGAATCGGCTGTTGAGCTTGTTGTTGTTGTTGCACAGTTTGCCTATTCTTAGCAACTCTTAGCTTTTCTTTTTGTATAGATAGATCGCTTTTAAGCGTGTCTGCCTTTGACATTAACTCAGCATCTCCAGAAGCAACTGCCTTCTTATACAGCTCATCAGCCTGTTGTTCTTTTGCTTGAACCGACTGTTCTTCGGCAATAAATAAATTCTGATTTAATTGGCTACTATGATTTCTAAGAGCCATAATTTCAGCATCTCTTTCAGCAACCATTCGCTCTGCTTGCTCTGCTCTATCTTTTTCAGCCCTGATTTGCTGATTCTTTTTGTTGATTCTTTTAGAAACTTTTTTAGTGTACTGGTCTAGCTCTTCTTCACTAGCAACCTCTGCTTGAGGAGCACTAGATGGCTCTTCAACCAAACTAACTTGGATCTCTTCTTCTTGTATTTGTTCTTTCTGTTCTTCTGTCATTATAAACTCACTATATCATCTGGATTTAAGATTGTCGCTATAACTTCATCATCGTTGATGATTCTAACCTCTTCTCCATCTTCCAATTTAAACCTTGCTCCAGCATATCTTCCAATCAATACCCATTGACCTTCCTTACACCAAGGCGCTCCATATTTAGTATCACTATAGCAAAGAGGACCGCACTTGACCACATAAGCAACCACAGTCGCTAATTGTTCTTTGTCAACAGTCTCCTTTGTTAGCAGGATACCACCCTTTGTTGCTCCCTTACCACGATAAGGCAACACCAAAATCTTCCAACCAGTTGGTTGTGGCATTCGCTCTAATGATGACCCATCTATTTTTTCTGGATTAAGAACTGCGTTCTTAGGGTCAACATAAGCCGAAGCTATCTCTACTTTAGCATTTTCCATTAGCTTTCTCTATTAAAGTAATTTTTTATAAAATCTTGTATATTGTATATCTCTTCGAGCTTACCTTGCAAATATTTGTGATGTTCCATGTCGCTGAGGCTGCCACTCATATAGGTGTCTTTGATTTGTTCAAGCTCTTTATCAAGCTCTTTGTTGAGCTGTTCAGCAAAATCAATTGAGTCCATTTATTTATTGCTCGAAATCGTTTTTTTAGTGTTACCCTTTTTTAGAGGCACTTTTTTTCTTTTTCACTGCTTTTTTAATTGTCTTAGCTGCTTTCTTCACAGCCTTCTTAGCTTTTGGCTTAACTTCTTCAACAATTTTTTCTGCCACTCCAGACTCTTTAGCTATTCTAGCCATTTTCTTGGCAATCCTTGCTTCATTTTTAGCATGAGCTTCAGCTTTTTGCGTTGCTTCTTTTTCTGTATCAATAACTTCTTGTTTTCTGTCAGCTATTTTTTGTTCACGCAGTTTAATTACCGCTTCTTTTATGTAAGATGTCGTCACTTAATTTCTCCCAAATCGTTGTTCTAATTCAAGCAGCTTCAACTCTGCTTGTTGTTCTAATCTATCAAGACCCAATTGTAGCTTATCATCAGCAATTGCTTTTTGCACATCAATTCGTTCTTGTGTCATTTGTGCGTCTATTGCTTGCTCTTGTTGTTTTTGCTGTTGCTTACCAATAAACTGCTCTTGTTCCATATTGAGCTCTTTATCTTTTAGCTCTAACTCTTGTTGTCTGATAGCAACCAGTGGATCGCCTTGATCTGCTTGTCCTATCGAAGATAAGAACTGATTAGTGAGCTCCGCAAGTATTGGTGAGCTCATTTGATCCAACATCATTTGTAGCTCTTGTTGGATTTGCATGGATTCTTCTGGTGTTACTTGTTGCATCTGCTGTTGTAACATCATCATTCTTTCTTGCATTTCTGGTGGCATTTGTTGTTCGGCAACCTGTGTCGCCAAAAACTGAAGATGTTGCATAACGTGACTAATAATAATTGACTGGAATTGTGGGTTGTCTTGTACCACCTGTGTTAAAAATAAACTCTGATGAGCACTAACATGTGACTCATGGTTCTGTGGAGCAAACGCTTGAGCTGGTTGTCCTAGTAATAAACCACTATTTTCAATACCAGCATCTATCGGTTTAGGTGTCATATCTGGTGGTGGCTGTAATAAAGACTCAATGTTATCTATTCCTAAAGCTCCATACATTCTCTTATAGGCTTCAAAAATACCCATTGGTCCATGCACTTCTGGTGCAGATTGAACCATTTGTAAGAGCTCTTGTGCCATTGTAATTCTTTGACTTTGTGAAAATATATTGGGATCAGACACTGGAACAATATCGACACGATCATCAAAATCACTAATTTTAATGTCTCTGGTTCCAGAGCCAGTCTCAAAATTATATTCTGGTGGTAAATAGTCAGCAAAAACATCAGCCAACAAATTAAACTCAACCTTTTGTGCATAATGCAACCGCTTTTGTATAGCTGACATAACTTTGGTTCCACGCTCTAATAGTGCAACAGTCGTGCCCACAGGCATCGCTTGGTTCATATCACCTACATTCATATCAGCAATAGCTGCGAATCTTTTTCCAGAATCAACCAATAAACCAAGTAATTGCATCAATACATTGCTAGGCTCTTTAATAGGCAATGGAATTAAATTTTCTCTAAGAGATCCGCCAGTCGTGTCGATGTCTCTAAACTCACCGGGCTGTAATGGATCTGCTTCATCTCTGATACGCATACCTCTGGCTTTAAAACCAGCAGGCAAGTTGGCGAGTGTTCCAGCGTCTATCAGTTGTCTTAGTATTGATGTTGATGCCTTAGAAATACCGCCAATCATGTGAGAAAGACCTAGACCATAAAATCCTAAACCGGGTAGGAATTTATATTGAACAAAGTAATCAATTTTATTTTTATCTTGGTCTTCTGGGTTATAGTTTCGTCTAATAGCAAGCACTGTGTTGGCTTGTTCGTCTATAGTCACAATATAAGGCAATTTCAAACCAGTGGGCTCTCCTTCTATGCTTATGTCTTCATAGCCCTCTAGGTCCAAGATGGTATGCACTTCATATATGGTTCTGTTCCTGTCTTCTGTATAATCTGGGGCTACGCCTTCTATTTCATCTATTTCAGTTGTTATTTCGCTTCTTTCTTCGTAAGATTCATCTGGTATTGGCACATCTGCATAGAAACCAGATAATTGTTGTTTTCTAATTTCATTCTTGGACATACTAATGACATGTGTAACTCTTTCTGCTGAATACATGTCTGGTGCTTCATAAGGCACAATCAAATCTTCAGGTGGAATAAACTTTGAGACTGCTCTTTTTAATACAAAGTCAAAATATATCTTTTTAAATGCCGAACCAGCTAATGGTAAATAAAAGAGCAACTGGTCAAGCTCTGGGTCGTATTCTTGCATTACATTCATAATGTAATAATTCATAAACTCTTGCACTCTTTCAGCCTGTGATTCCGTTTCGGCAGTTCTCATGCCGATAATTTGAGTTTTAACTGGACCTTTAGCTGGTAAAAGCTCTTTATAGGCTTGCGCTTGGAATTGTGTAACAGCTTCAGCAAGTATTGGGTGTATTACACCACTAGACCCTTCAAATGGTTGTGATCGACTTTCATCAAACTTCATGCCCAAGTATTTCAAGCCATCTATATAGGTTTTTTCCCACTCTGATCTCGAATCTAGGTCGTTTTTAATTGAGCTGCATAGGTCAGATGAGAGCTTGGAAAGCGTTTCTTCGTCTAATGATTCAGCGAGGTTTGCAAAAAAATCTTCTTCTACAGGCTCTTCTTCAGTCATTTCTCCATCTAAGATGAGATCATCACCAGACACAACAATGCTTAACGCCTCTTCTAGCGCTTCTTGTCTGCTTTGTTCTGGTATGATTTCAATGCTAGAGCCAGACTCTATAATATCTGGATCATTTTCTGTGCCTAATTTTCTCTCTACGACCATATTAAATATAGTCTATCATTTTAGAAGCGTGTTTCGCATCTTTTTGGTCATACGAAGATCCACATAAGGCGGGAAAACCAATGTTTTGGCTTTTTTGTCTCTTGGTGGCAAAAAATAAGACTTTATTTTTTTTAAAAAAACTATCATCAATAATACACTACTCTATTTTTTCTTAATAATTTTACTTCATCTTGATAATCTTCGTGCAAAGATAGAAAACCACCTTGCCTAAATCTCATCAATGCCATTGTCGCGCTATCGCAAAAGTCATCGTGATCTCCATAAGGAAACGATGCCATTTCCTCTCTCACTTCGTCTGCGAACACTTCGTCTGGAGCCCAAACCATACCAGATTCAAAAATTGGTGCAACACTATTCATTCTTGCAACTTTATCTTGACCTCTGCTTGGAGTGTAAGATGTTACTGGTATTCCCATTCGCCTTAATTCTTGAGCCAAAGGTGTTCCAGATGCTTTTGCTTCAATTAAAATACAGTCTGGTTCCCAATATTTATATTCATCCCAAGCCAATCTTTTGAGCTCTGGGAAGTCAACTCGTACTCTTTTTGCATCAAGAAGTATTATGTTAGGTGTTGCATCGTCTTCATGTTCAAAGATAGCCCAAGTGGTTATTGCAGAGTAATCAGCAGTTTCTTTTTTAGAGAAAGCTGTGTCATAACTTTGTATCACATAATTGTAGGCTGGTACTTTTTCTTCATGCCATTTATTCCACCATTCTCTTTTGACAATTGAGCCTTCTTCGGCTGTAGGGTTTTGCATCCATTGCGCATTCCATTTGGACACTGGCAGAGATGCTTTAACGCCTAATAATTCTTCTTTTTTCCAAAACTCGCCCCATAATGGATTTTCAGTTTCTGGCATAATGGCTGGAAATTCAACAATTTCCCATTGATCTGAATGGTCATCGCCTTGTTTTTTTAGTAATTGACCAACCAAATCTTTGGTGCTCCACCTCGTCATAACTATGACAATAGTTCCACCGGGTTGTAAACGCTGTCTAGGTCCAGATGTGTACCATTCATAGGCTGATTCTAATGATTTTGGTGATAATGCGTCTTGCTCTGAATGTGGGTCGTCAATGATAAGCAGATCAGCACCACGACCTGTAATAGCACCGCCTACGCCAGCAGCAAAAAACTCACCTTCCATGTTACTTGTCCATCGACCAGCCGATTTATTGTCTGCTTGTAGTTTGAGCTCTGGAAAAATAAACCTAAATTCATCACTGTCTATTAAATTTCTAACTTTACGACCAAAACGAACAGCTAATTCTGCTGTATGCGTACATTGAATAATTTTTAATTGACCATTCAATCCCATCATCCAAGCTGGAAGATAGGTTGAAGCAAACTCTGACTTTGTATGTCTTGGCGGAAGACAAACGATTAATCTTTTGAGTTTGCCTTCTGCAATCCTATTAAACTTTTCTGCAATGATTTTATGATGATTGCCTTCTATAAAACCACCCCATATATATTTAATAAACTGCATAAAGTCTTGACGACACGCATCTTGAGTATCTATCTGCTCATAACGATTGATTAATGCAAAGGCTTCGTCTTTCTCTTGTTGAGAAAGTATGTCGAAGTCTTTTATAAATGTTTCTTTCATAACGAGCTAGATAGATAGTAGTGACAAGTGTGGTTCTATCTAGCTCTAAGCACTAATGGAGAAGTGCCTAGTGCAAGTATAGAATATTCGATTTTATTCTTCTTCATTTTCTTCATCAATCTCTTTGTAATATCCTACAATGTGTAATATTTGTTCTATATATCGAGTAATTTCGCCCATTGTCATGCTTAAATTCTCATAACCTTGGGAAGTTAGCCCATAATACGCGACTCTTGGTTCTTCGCCCGCTTCAATTGCCTCTAAATACGCCTGCATCACATCAGGAGAGAGTATTCTCCACTCAATTGCAGCCGATTCAATGGGTTCTGGCAGTGGTGGATGATAAATAGGCGCTCTTTTTGCCACGCTGACCACTTCCACAGGCTTTACTTGCGGTTCCCTGTTCGCTAAATCACCTAAAAGTGAATAGGTGCCACACCCGTTAATTAGTAGTAGAGGTATTATCAGCAGCTTTTTCATCAAATTGATCTGGATTAGTTATTGTGGTTAGATTAACCATTACTCTTGCCGAAGCCTTATTAACTTTGCCTTGTAATAAGGTGGGTTTAGCTAGAGCCATGCCTTCAAGATTGTGTTTAGCAAATTTATTTCTTAGGTTCGTTACTTGCGCTTGGCTTGCAGAGTATTGGGAGTTCAGGTTTTGAATCTGAGCTTGAGTCTTTTTAGCCGATTCAAGGGCTTTTACAATCTGTTCGTTTTGTTCTTGAACAGTTCTTTCAAGCACCGCCTGATTATTAATGGCGGTTTGTAGTTCTATCTTTGCTTTATCTAATTTAGCAAACATAATCGCATTAATAGACGCTGATATAAAGAAAGCTACACCTAGAGCTATAGCTAGTTTCATTTATCTTTTTTTATTTTGACGTTTACAGTTGTGTAGGCTTCATTAATATCAGGTGTTGATTTATCATCACCCACATATTTACCATCTTCATCTCTGGAACGAACCCTTTTCTCTTCATAACCAAGAAAAGTTTTTTTAAACCAATTACTTAAACCAATAGCCATATTATTCTCCGTTTATTCTTTTTCACCTTTAAAACTCTTTGAGCTTCCTGATGTTCCTGCATACAATCCAAACCATGCTGCGCCTGCACCAACAACAATAGATATTAAGCCCGATTGTTCAAAACTAGGCTCTGGTAAATCCATAAACCAAAAAGTTGTGTAATAGAGCAAGTACATATAAATAGATAAAAATGCCCTTGGAAATATTCTCCAGCTATCAACGGCTTGAGCTACAAAGATAATCTTTTGATAAGGGTTGTTGTTATTAACATCCTCCAACTCCCTGATCTTGTCTTTAAGTCCACCGATCTCTTCGATCATTGCCATAAACTTATTGAGGTCCATTTCGACTTCATTTCGATCCATGTCGCCACCAAATCTACCGCTAGGATAATGCTCATCACTCATAATTCACCTATACTGTATATACATCCAAGGCATCAGCCTTGCCTTTAACTTTAATTGTTGTTATTAAGTTTAACTCAAATTTTGTGAATTGCGCAGTATTTTTGCCTATGAGCAAATCAACACCCACCTCTTTGGTTGCCGATTCAAGTCGTGCTGCCGTATTTACCGCATCGCCAATAGCGGTATAGTCAAACCGACTGTCGCTGCCCATATTGCCTATAACAGCTTTACCTGTATTAATACCTATGCCGATGGCAACTGAGGGCATTCCTTTCTTTTTAAACTCTTTATTCAAGTCTTTCATGTTCTTCATAATGTCTAAAGCACAATCAATTGCTCTTGTTTCGTGATCTAGTTGATCTAGGGGCGCATTAAATATCGCCATCATTGCATCCCCAATATACTTATCCACCATGCCTCCGTGTTTTTGCACCGCTTTTTGCTGTGCGGTCAGTGCTTTATTCATAATGTAGGTAACATCCTCTGGTGGAAGAGACTCGGAAAGAGAGGTAAACCCTCTAACGTCTGTGAATAAAAACGTAGCGTATTTCTTTTCACCCCCTAGTTTCAATAACTCTGGGTTGTTTTGTAGCTTTTTCACCTGTCTAGGATCAAGATAGTGTTCAAACTGTTTCTTAATTTGTTGTCTTAATTTGTACTGTTCTCTGAATCTTAAATAGAATGCAACAGTCGCAGTTATAAATTGAGAGATCAAAGTCCAAGTGAAGTCTAATAAGATTCCATTGGTCTTTATAAAATAAATTTCAGTGTAAGCGGTAGCAATCATTACCATTAATCCGAAGACCAACCCCCAAGTAATGCCGAACAAATGCAGTATAAACCAAACAAGAGACACTGAGGCTATAAGTGTGAGCGTTTCTACAGCCTTTGAATAGTCAGGGATATAAGGACTATCTTGTATAAGAATAGACTCAGATAACGCTGTTTGAATCTTGTGTGGCTCTAGTAAGCCTACTGGCGTTGCCAACTGAGGCATAACACCTGCGGCTGTTACACCTATAAATATAAACCTTCCTTCTATATCAGCCTTGTTAGACCACAGATCAGATAGACCAAATTGCGGTGTGTTCACCCAGCTTATCCACTTTCTTCCTAAAGAATCAGTAGGCACTGCGGGTATTCCTTTGACTCTTACTTCTTCTATTCCGTTCTCGTTTGTTTTAATTAAATAAGTATCAGCACCTGCTAAAACTTTTAAAACTTCCGTACCATAAGATGATACCCAACCATCAGGAGTACGCATTAATAACGGCATTCGCCTAACTAATTGGTCTACATCTGTTGGTGCTACGGCTATCCCTTGATAGGCGCTGTCCTTTAAAATATCTATGTTCTCTATAACCCCTGTGGCTTTATATCCGCCTTTGTCTTCACCTAAGATTACTGTACCTGTGGTTACAGGATACACTCCGTTCTCATTTTCAAAGGTTGCTAAGACGCTTGGAATCCTTTGCAGACTTTCAGCAAAGACTTCATCTCCTCCCAACCTGTCTTCTTGAGGGAACGCAATTACCCAACCTACTCCTATAGCGCCTTTATCAATTAGAGCGCTTTGTATATCCGCCAATCTTTTTCTCGGAAAAGGGTAGCCGCCTTCTCGCTCCACATCCTTTTCAGTGATATTAAGTATAGAGAAATAACCAGAAGGTATTTTGTCTTCAACAAGAGCATCAAATGTTTTGAGCTTCAATATTTCTAAAGCTGTCCAGTTCTGGACAAAAGGAAAAACCAAAACAACTAAGAGTATTAGCAGTTTTAAATGCTTAATCACTTTGATTTATGGTGATGGTCTTATTACAGTTGGTACTGCAATTATAAGTAGCTGTAATGCTTTTATTGGTTGTTCCTGATTGTGTGGCATCCACATTATAGTCGTCTGTATAAAAATTAAGCCTCATGTAATGATCGCCACTCCCTGATTGTGTAATCTCTGCGTCATTATTATCAGCAGAAGTGCTGGCATATATCTTAGCGTAATGTTCCCCTGTCCCTGATTGAGTTATGGTAAACTCTGAATCGTCACCAAAAGCTCTTATCTCGCCTTCTTTATCATCGCCTGTCTGGGTGATTTTATAAACATTGTCATCACCCTGCATATAGATTTCGGCATCATTATCGTTGCCGTTTTGTATTACATCCATGTCGTTTGAATCATCATCAGCATCAATATAACCAAAGTTATCATTGCCGTCTTGATCTATTTTATACTCATTACCAGTGTGATTAGCCACCTGACTATAGGCTCTGGCGGTGTTGCCAGTGCCGTCTTGATCTATGTCTATGGTTGCATTGCTGCAATTATGGGTAGTGTAAGTGCCTTCAGATATTCCACACCATACTCTAGCGGTGTTGCCCGAACCTATTTGATCTATATAGATAACCGTTGAGCTTCCTTTTATTCTAACCTCAGTAGAATTGTCTCCCGCATAGGCACAGAGGGCAGATAAACTAATCAGACTGATTAATAACGATCTCATTCTCGCCTCCTCCGTTCACTGTAACATTAATTAATCTCCCTGCTGACAGTATCTGAATGTTATAACCACCTGACTTATCCAGCTCCAAATCTATCGTGTTCTCTACCTGTCTGAACAAGGTAAAGATTTCTCCCTCTACAAAAGTATAGACTTGAGCGTTAGGATCAAAGCCGGGTACTATGCCCTCTAGTTTTACTCCGTCTAGCTCTCCTGCGGCTCCTTCATCTTTACCGCCTGCGGCTACTGTTTCAATCATTTCTAATAGGTCTTGTAAAAAGTCTACTGCCAATAAGTCTATATCCAGTCGGGTGATCTCCTCTTGTAGCTCGTCTTTAGATAAGTCACTGTCATCATCTAAATCGTTTTCCTCTAAGAAATCAGCATCCAATACATTGGTTGAGCTTTGTGATTGTTCTTGTACCGCTTGTTGTACCTCATCGGGTGGGGTAATTATTAAAAGATTGTCTATAAAGCCCAACGTCATGTTCGATAGGGTAACTGGTTTTGTAGGCGGGCTTTCGGACATACTAACCATTGTGGCTTGAAAAGGCTGATTCAATACTTCAATGCCTGCCATTGTTTCTACTGTAATTTCGCCAGAGCTACTGCCGTCAGGACTAGGAAGTAATATAACTAGACTCCTTCCTAGTTCATCAACGGTGGTTGTAAAATCTGTTCCTCTAACCGCTACTGTAGCGCTAGGTGTTCTTATCTTAATGTTCTGTTTATCTATTTTTCCAAGCGCACCAGTAATAAATCTGGCTGTTCCGCTTGCCATCTTGAGCGCCATCTTGCTCTTGCTTGGGTCAGGATCATAGATATATTCATCAATAATAATCTTGCTATGCTCAGTAAGACGAATGATAGTAGAATCAAGAAATGTAATGCCAATACGACCATTACCAGTGCGCACATCATCATAGCTGAAAATACCAAGAGCAGTCTTGGCAAGCAGTTTATCTGATTGATCTTTTCGTAAAACCTCTCCATTTCCTCTTAATTCCGATATTTCACCTATCTCTGCATAAGAGTTTAATGAAAAAATTAAAGCAATTAACAGCCACTTGTGCATTGGTCTATATCTATAGTCCCACTGCTTGTAGTCGATGTTATAACCACCACATCAGATACCGAACCAGTGCTGTTGATCTGATCTATGTCTATATTGTTGGTGCTACCTGTAATTACCGCAGTAATAGAATGATCTGCATTACCTGTTTGCGTGGTATCAATATCGTTTGAATCGCCATCAACATTCCAGTTATTTATACAGCCAACCACCTCACAAGTAGCATTAATATTGTTTGAAGTCCCTGCTACTATTATATCTTGGTTCCCTGCTGTGGCAGTGGCTGCTGCTCCTTGTGTAAGTGCCAGCACATTAGAATCCCCAGTTGCCGCGTAATCAAAATCGGTATTGGCTACATCTCCTGTTGCCCCTAAAGCTAGGGTGGTGATGTTGCTATCTCCAGTGTGTGTTGCTGTGAATGAGGAGCTATTACCTTGAGCCACTGTTGCCGCCAATGTGTTTGTATCACCTATTTGATCTATGTCCACAACCATTGAGGTACCAGTAAAGGTTGCTCTAGCTTGAGAAGTACCGACTTTATTGGTTCCCCCTATTTGATCTATATTCATTGTCAGCCCAGTTCCTGATTGGGTTATATAAATGTCGTTGTCCCCTGCAAAAGCAAAAGGGGCAAATAAGATTAAAGCCAGCCTAATTAGTTTGTTCATAATTATAATCCCACATTTGTTGTTCCAAGCCCTTCATAATCAGAGTATAAACCGCCTCTTCGATAGCAGCTCTAGTTGCGTAGCCTATGGCTTCGTTTTCTGTGTAGCCTGTTTCTATTTCGACCAACTCAGTGCCCATTTCTACAAAGCGGAACACATCTCGGCTCACTCCTGCACTCAAAACAGTTTTGCTTATCATACAATTTATCATAACTTCCCCTGTTTGAACAAGAATAGCTCTTAAAGAAACGGTAATTTCATCTTTTCTCCATTGATTACTAGAGCCAATTCCTAAGTACCTAGCGCCATTCCCGCCAGTTCCGATATTGGTGTCGTATTGAACAATTCCGCCCTCGATAATCAAGCCTGCAAACAATAAAGGCTTTAAGGAGTTGCCTTCTTCTCCGTCATAGGTCTGTCTAGTTTGCTTTATAAGCTGTCGCTCTCTAGTTAAGGCATCTAGTGAGGAGCGCTCCACAACAACAAACCATGTGCCTTTTCCTGCACTCCTAAGAGCATCTATAAGGTAATTATCAGACCCTTGTGTAACTGCGGTGCTAAATAATGCCATCTTCTGTGAGCTTTTGCGTTGCCCAGTAAGGTCAGTAAAATTATACACAGCAACCACGGCTTGCTGATTCGGTGGTCTTAATTCAATTAATTTCTGTTGGGTGGGTCTAACAACTTCTGGTTCTTCGACACATTCAAGAATATCAGCACACCCTGAGTGACCCACAGGTGCAAAACTAGCACACCCTGATAGGATAAAAGGCAATAATGCCAGTAGGCTTAAATTCCACAATCGTCTGAACATATCCCAAATATCCCTACGGGAATAATAATCTCTGTTATTGTCCCGTCCTCATCAATAACTGTAAGTGTTATGCTGGCACCATCGTTTACAAACTTTATAGTGCTGCCTTCCAACACGATACTGCCCCCCGTACCGCCTTTTTCCGAATCAAATAATGACTCCGCTATGTCTCTTGAGAGTTGACTGTATACTCTACTTTCTAGGTTTCTTAAAAACTTAGCAAGGGTGGTGTTATCAGCTTCTCTTTCAGCATCCTTTAATGCACTCTCTATGTCTTCAGCTATTTCATCTCTGCGTGTTTTTTCCTGTTCATCAATAGTTAAATAGTGAGAAGAAGTGCCTATACCACTAAATGCGGGGCTTTTGAAACCTTGGACTATTTCATCTCCTGATGCTGTCGCAGTAAAACCTAATAGAACAAGTATCGAATAATAAATCAGCCATTTCATTTCTTTTTCTTCTCGTTTTCTTTCATCTGTAAAACAGTATTAACTTTTTGTTGTAGTCTTATCATATCGTTATCCAGCATTCTAATCTGATCTATTAGCTTAATAAGGGTTAGGTGCATATTTTTAATGGTTGGGTTTATAACTCTTATAATCGTAACCCAAACAAAATAAACAAAATAACCAAGACCAACCATTGCCACAATTGGAAAGCCGAAATCGGCAATCAACCCTACAATGTCCACTAATCTCTCCTAGCGTCTATCGTTCCATCTTCTACAAAATTTTCCGTTCTAGCTATTCTGTCAAGATCAGGCGTAAGCTCAAGAGCCGCACTGACGCTAGTATCAAGGCGAATCATGTCGTTGTTTATGGTTTTAACTCTGGTAATTAGGCTCTCAGTAAAGCCTCTGAGGGTATTGATTTGATTAATCACGCCACCCATAATTTGTTTCATAATGATAAAAATAAATGCCCCTGCCACCAATGCCCCTGCAATGGGAGCGCCAACTTCTGCAATTAGGGTAAATACATCATTCATAAGGGGTAGAATTAAAAATACCTTTATCAATTAGCTTTTGACGATTAACAAGGTGCTCTGCCTCAATATCATCTTTGCTTTGCCCATGATATTTTACTGCATGATGTTCTTCTATCATTAATTCATTAATATTAATATCATCAACAACCATTTCTCCAAGAATGCGACCAAATTTACCTTTCTTGTCTTTTCTTGTTCTTATAACAACACTGCCTTTATCTAGCCAAGATTTAAGAAAATCTTTGCTTATAAGCCCTCTGGCTTTTTCATCTTTATCTCTGGTTCGAGATTCTGGTGTGTCAATACCGTATAAACGGACACGACTGGCATAAGCAATATCAAAGCCAAGGTCAATGAGGACATCAACCGTGTCGCCATCAACAACCCTTTTTACTTTACAATTATATTCGTACACTAGAGCCACCCAAAAGAATGGAACAAGTCCCAAAGGACATAGATAAAACAAATCCAAAATGCTTTACGATAGAAAATATGCTTCTCATATAAAGGTTTAGATATTTTTCCAAGTTTATATAATTCTTCCACCCATGCTTCCTACCCCTTGTCCTTTGCTTTGCCTATGTTCAGGGCACATATATCAATAAACTTATAAAGCTTACCGATCCATACATCGTCTTTAGGTGTTTTAGTCACAGCAGCAATTAAACTGCTGGCACTGATTATTGCCATAATAATGGCTAAGAAATTTGCAAATGTTTGCATTAGTTATCTCCTATTATTAAAAATTATGTTCCAAATATTATTCCTGCCATTCCAACCACTAAGGTAATTAGTGTGGCAACAATAAAATGTTCGAGTCTTTTGACTCTGTTAATAACTTCCAACCACCGTTCTGCACAGACAGCTTCGTGGCTCTCTATTTTGGTATTAAGGGTAGCCACAGTCATCTTGCTCATGCAGCCTCCTCAACCTCCCAACAATTAAGGTTAGAAGCAACCGTTCGTCTCTCGCCTTCGCCTTTAAATGGATAAACCATGTGCGATAGCCAAGCAGGAAAAATATATAACTTGCCGACTTCGGGTTTTACTTCAAAACTTTGTGGTGGTCTAAGTCGTTCCACATTCATTATTTCATTACGCCCATAATTAAAGCATAGATAGCCGTCACATACTCCTGAAGAGTTATATTTACTGTATAACGCATCCCCAGTAGTCGGTTGGTCGAGTATTTGTTGTGGCACTTTAGTCCAAGAAGTTGTCGATAGTCCCATTATGGTTTTAGTGCCATGGTCATGTATCGGGTTGTAATCGCCTGCGTAACTATGCACTGACCACGTTTCATCCACTGCAACTTGTCTATTCTTGCTTAAAGAAGACCCTGTGTTTTGCATAAAATGATTGATGTATTGTGCGCCCAGACTGGTTATAAACTTAGAATAAGACCTAACCTTTTCATGCTCTGGGTCCATGTTCAATTGCTCACCATGAGCAATCTGTCCCACTAGAGTCCCTGCCAATGATTCTTTGTCCTCGGATTCTCGTAGTTCATCAAGATATTCGTTTAAATCAGTGACCATTGCCTCGGGCATCTGGGTTTCCAATACGAAAACCGCAGGCATGTTCCAGATATTGACATTAATATCTGTCTCCTCGACAGGCTTTGCCTTCTTCTTATCGGAATTATCGTCCCAATAAACGAAATCTGGATCGGTTTTCGCTTTCTTCTTCTTTTTAGCCATTTCTAGCTAGAAGGTACTGCAAAGGCTTCGTCTGGTACAGGGGGTACTACAGGGCTAGTTATAACACTTTCCACTTGACTCGCAAAGACTGCATCCCACTGTGAAGTCGGACACATTGCGGTCAAAGCTGCCAGATTAAACGTGCCTTTAGCTGCTTTGGTGAAATCACCGTCTGCGGCTACAGCCATAGTAGAAAACGTGCTAGTGTAATAGGTTGCATCACCTTCACTGTCGTTCTCGTAGGTCATTTCCAAATGCCACTCTTCCACTTTACTGGATTTAACATAGGGAATGGACTTCGTTAGCTTTT